TTTCATATGAAATGATGGGTATGACTTATGATGCTTCCAGAAAACAAAATACTAATGTAAAAAACTACAATCAAAGTGCTGATGGTTTGTTTTCTCAATTCAACCCTGTTCCTTATAATTTTGATTTCGATTTAAGTTTATATTCCAGAACTTTTGAAGATGCACATCAAATCGTAGAACACATCCTTTCTTATTTTGCACCAGATTATACAATCAAAGTTAACCTAGTTCCACAAATGGGAATAGTTAAGGAACTACCTATTCTATTGAATTCAGTAGATAGAGATGTAGAGTACGAGGGTGATAGAGAAGCAACATCAAGAAGAATTATATTTACATTTCATTTTACCGTAAAAGGATTTATATTTGGTAAAATTACTGACGTTTCCAATAAATTAATTACACATAGTATAACTAACATCTATAATACTTTAGAATCAGATAATTCATATATTTTTGATTTAAACCCTACTGGTTCTGGTAATTATAAAATAGGAGAAATAGTTTATCAGGGTTTTTCTCGCGCAACAGCTACATCATCTGCTGAAGTTATTGCATATAATAACACATATAAAACATTACAATTAAAAGATTTACAAGGAAATTTTGTTTCTAATTTACCCATAATTGGTTCTAAATCTCTAGCGAAATACACATTTACTTCATACACACCAACATCAAATACCAAAGCATCCACTATAAATGTAAGGGTTAATCCAGTTGGTGCTAATGTTTCTAGTAATTGGACAGCAAACACAATCATAACAAATTATTCTTAACAGTGAGTTAATATGGATACAATTGAAAAAACAATGGAAAGTATATTTGAGTCAGTCCCTTTGGCAAAATCTAATAAAGCAATAATAGAAGCCAAAAAGGATTTACCCGATATTATTCCAAATACAGATTTAACACAAGACCTTGCAGACGCATACGAACAAACTAAAGATAACCTGCAAGAGTTAATCGGTCAAGGGATGGAAGCAATGGAGGAAATCCTTGCTATTGCCAAGGAAGGCCAACATCCACGAGCTTTCGAAGTATACGGAAGTTTATTAAAGAATGTTGTTGATGCTAATAAAGAACTATTAGCAGTACAGAAACAAATGCGTGATATGGACAATAATAAAAACAAAGGTGGAAATACCACAATTGATAAAGCGGTATTTGTTGGGACACCATCAGATTTGAATAAACTATTAAGGGGTGAAGAACTTGGCTCTTAAACATAAACATCATATTATCCCAAAACATATGGGAGGGAATGATGATCCAACTAATATTATAGAACTTACTGTAGAAGAACACGCAGAAGAGCATAGAAAATTATACGAACAACATGGTAAATGGCAGGACTTCATTGCATGGAAAGGTCTAGAAGGTCGTATAGGTAAAGAAGAAATAGAAAGATTAATACACATCCAGAATGGATTATCTCGAAGAGGTATCCCCCAAACACCAGAACATATAGAAAAACGAATATGTAAAATACGAGGCGAGAATAATGGTATGTTTGGACGGGTGGGTGATTTAAATCCCATGTATGGAAAAGTTGGTGAATTATCACCACATTTTGGAAAAAAACACTCAAATGAAACTTGTAAGAAAAAAAGTATTGCATTAAAAAATATTTCTTATGAAGAATTACATGGTGTAGAGAAAGCTGCGGAATTAAAAAAGAAACTAAGTGTTCCAAAGTCAGAAGAACATAAATCAAAATTAAGAAAACCAAAACCAAAAGTTGTAACTAGAATATGTGATAAAAGGTTAATGCCATTATCCAATTTTATGTGGTGGAATAAGAGACAATAAAATGGCATTATTACCAGAAAATTCATATCGTGATAACCCACTTTTACGAAAAACTGGGGTTAATCTAAATTATACACAACAACAACTAGAAGAATACTCTAGGTGTTCCCGTGACCCTGTTTATTTTGCAATGAATTATGTAACCATCATCAACGTTGATGAGGGGTTAATTAAATTTAAAATGTGGGAATTCCAAAAAGATATGATAAATGTCTTTAAGGATAATCGTTTTGTTATAACCAAATGTCCTAGACAGGTAGGTAAAACAACCACAACTGTTGCATATATGTTGTGGTTAACCATATTTCACGATCAACAAAATGTTGCTATTCTTGCCAATAAAGGTCAAAACGCAAGAGATATTTTAGGTAAGTACCAACTAGCATACGAAAATTTACCTGAATGGTTACAACAAGGTGTAGATACTTGGAATAAAGGTACTGTAGTTTTAGAAAATAAATCAAAGATTATTGCTGCATCTACTTCTTCTGCTGCTATTCGTGGTGGTTCATTCAACCTTGTATTCCTCGATGAGTTTGCATTCGTACCTAATAACATTGCAAATGAATTCTTTACCTCAGTATATCCCGTTATTTCATCCGGTAAAAAAACCAAAATAATTATTGTTTCTACACCAAATGGTATGAATCTATTCTATAAATTATGGATGGATTCGGTAGAGAAACGAAACAACTATACTCCATTCGAAATCCACTGGTCAATGGTTCCAGGTAGAGATGAAGCATGGAAAGAAGAAACTATTCGAAATACTTCTGAAAGACAATTCTCACAGGAATTTGAAACTCACTTCTTGGGGAGTACTAATACTCTTATTTCTGGTTTGAAACTGCAACAATTAACTTACCGCGATCCTATATCAGAACACGATGGGTTGAGAATATTTGAACACCCAATCAAAGTAGATGGGGATGAAATTAAAAAAGACCAACTATATTGTATCACAGTGGATGTTTCAGAAGGAAGAAATATGGACTCTTCCGCCTTCTCTGTATTCAATATATCAGAAACACCATATAGGCAAGTTGCGTGTTGGAATAATCCAGTAGTGTCTCCATTACTACTTCCAACATATGTGTATAATGCAGCCAAGTATTATAATGATGCATACATACTAGTAGAAATAAATAACAATCCAACTGTGGCAGAATTGTTACATATGGATTTTGAATACGAAAACTTATTAAAAGTATTCACAGGTAATAAAAAACCACAACAATTATCTGCTGGTTTTGCCCGTGGTATTCAATTAGGGTTAAAAATGTCACCCCAAGTAAAAAAGATTGGGTGTGCCAATCTTAAAACTTTAGTTGAAGGTGATAAATTAATTATCAACGACTTCAATACTTATTCGGAATACACCACATTTGTTGCAAACAAAGCATCATTTGCGGCAGAGGAAGGAACCAATGATGATTTGGTAATGACACATGTATTGTTTGCATGGGCGACCACTCAAAAATACTTCAGGGAAATCGTTAGTCATGATTTAAGAAAACAGTTGCAACTTGAATCAATGAACCAAGAAAATGACGATGTGTTACCAGCACCTATTATTGATGACGGATTAGATAACCCATATTTCATGGAAGATGGTGATTTGTGGCAATTGGCAGACAAAGAAGGTTCATACTTTGAATTTATGAGCAATCGTATGTTGCGAATGTAAAAACAATATAAGATAAATATCGATATGGTATTTTCTATTACCAAAAAAACCTATAATATTTAAGGAGATAAAAATGGGATTTCAACTTTCTCCCGGCGTAAATGTATCCGAAATCGATTTAACGACTGTCGTACCTTCGGTTCTTACTACTGCTGGTGCTTTCGCTGGAACATTTAAATGGGGTCCAGCCAATCAAGTCGTTCTTGTAGATAGTGAAATTACACTGTCTAAAACTTTCGGCACTCCAGATTCAAATTCAGCAGTTTCATTCTTTACTGCTGCAAATTTCTTGTCTTACGGTAATAACCTAAGTTTAGTTCGTGCAGTTGGTCAGAATTCTTATAATGCAGATTCAAATACATTGAATAATATTCAAATCACTAATAGTGAAGTATTTGAATATTCTTATATGAATGGTGCTTCGAATCAATATGGACCATTTGTTGCGAGATATCCAGGTGCGTTAGGTAACTCTTTATCTGTTACAGTTATTGATACCGGAAATACTACATTATCTACTATTTTCACTACCGCGCCAGGAACTTCTGAAGCTGCAACTGCGGCAGGTGGAGCAAATGACGAAATTCATATTGCAGTTATAGATGCTGGTGGTCTTTTCTCTGGTACAAAAGGAACAGTACTTGAATCATTCCCATTTGTTTCTAAAGCAATTAACGCAAAAAATGTAAACGACGGTTCTACTAATTACTACAAACAAGTAATATTGAACAATTCTAAGTACATCTATGCAATAGACCCTTCAGATTATGCAAATACTAATGCAACTTGGGGTACTACCTTAAGCACCAATTTCGCAAAGATTTCTCCAACTTCTATATCATACAGTTTATCTGGTGGTACAGACCAAGTACCAAGTGATGCAAACACTTCTTCTGCATTTAGTATTTTCTCTAATAAAGAAACTTATGATATTTCTCTGTTATTAACCGGTAATATAAGTACAACTTTACAGGGTTCAGTAATTGATATTGCTGGAACCAGAAAGGATTGTGTTGCATTTGTTTCTCCACCATATTCTGCTGTAGTCAATAATTCAGGAAGTGAATCTTCCTCTATTTCGACTTGGGTAAAAACAACCCTTAATAAATCATCATCTTATGCGGTTGCAGATAGTGGATGGAAATACCAGTTCGATGTTTATAATAATGTTTATCGTTGGATTCCATTGAATGGTGATATTGCAGGTCTTTGTGTTAATACTGATAATGTCAGAGACCCTTGGTATTCTCCTGCTGGGTTCAATCGTGGTGCAATCAAGAATGCGGTTAAATTAGCATGGAACCCAAATAAAACCGACCGCGATACAATATATGCGGCAGGTGTTAACCCTGTAGTTTCATTCCCAGGACAGGGTATTGTACTGTATGGTGATAAAACTCTACAATTTAAACCATCTGCATTTGATCGTATTAATGTTCGTAGATTGTTTATTGTTCTTGAAAAATCAATTGCACAAGCAGCACAATCATCATTATTTGAATTTAATGATGAATTTACACGCGCTCAATTTGTTGCATTAGTAACTCCATTTTTACGCGATGTACAAGGTCGTCGTGGTATTACTGATTTCAAGGTGGTATGTGACACAACCAATAATACTGCACAGGTTATTGACAGCAACCAGTTTGTCGGTGATATATACATTAAACCAGCTCGTTCAATTAACTTCATTCAGTTGAACTTCGTTGCAGTTGGCACTAGTGTAGAATTTACAACTGTCGTTGGTGCGTTTTAATAAATAAGATAATAATAGGAGATTAAAATGGCATTTAACGTAAACAGTTTTAGATCACAAATGATTGGGGACGGAGCTCGTCCCAATCTATTTGAAGTAACATTAGTGTTACCATCATATGTGACTGGTGCTACAGAAGCAAGTCAAAAACTAACGTTTATGGCAAAAGCAGCACAGTTACCGGGTTCATCCATTGGGTCAGTTCCAGTTTATTATTTTGGTCGTGAATTAAAATTTGCTGGTAACAGAACATACGCTGATTGGACATTACAGATTATAAATGATGAAGATTTCATTATTCGTAATTCAATGGAAAATTGGATAAACAGTATCAACAATAACGTTGAAAATAAAAGAGCAGAAAACGCTAAACAACCATCTGGTTATTCTGTTGATGCTACAGTAACCCAATATGTAAAATCTGGGGGAGAAGCCAAAAAATATACTTTTGTTGGAATGTTTCCTTTAGATATTGCACCGATTGACCTTGATTGGGGTTCAAATGATACTATCGAAGAATTTTCGATAACATTTGCATACCAATACTGGACTTCAACTACCTAATAATATGCAATACATGGAGGGCTCCGGCCCTCCATCCTTTTGAGTAAAAAAACAAATATGGCACAATTAAATAAATTTTCACTTTTTGGTTTTACGATTGCTCGTGATCAAACCGATAAAGAAAAGTTAAATCAACAATCGTTTACCCCACCGCAAAATGATGATGGTGCGCTTACCATTACTTCGGCGGCATACTATGGTACATATGTAGACCTAGATGGTACTGCAAAAAACGAAGTAGAATTAATATCTCGTTATCGTGAAATGGCAATGCAACCTGAAATTGAATCTGCTATTGATGATATCATTAATGAAGCCATTTGTCAAGATGATGATGGTACAACAATTAAGATTGTTCTTGATAAACTGAAACAACCAGAAAAAATCAAGAATGCAATCAAACAAGAATTCGATACTATCCTGAGATTGTTTAATTACAACAATATGGCTCAGGATATTTTCCGCAGATATTATGTGGATGGTAGAATGTACTACCATATTATCGTAGATAAAGAAAACCCACTAGACGGTATCAAAGAACTTCGTTATATCGATCCAAGAAAACTTCGCAAGGTTCGTGAAATCAAAAAAAGAAAAGATGCGCGTACTGGTGTAGAAATTATGGATGTTGTAAATGAATATTATATTTACAACGATAAAGTAGTTACCGGTTCTTCATCTAATTATGGTCCGGTTGGTGTTCGTATCACTACAGATTCTATTATATCTGTAGTATCCGGTCTAATGGATTCCCGTAGAGCAGTTGTTCTATCCTACCTACATAAAGCAATCAAACCACTTAAT